GTCTACAGCATTGGATAGTGATACCCCAACCATTTCTGCAACACGAATGTTTGGATCAAGCTTATAGAGTGCTTCACGAATAGGGTCAGCAAAGGATACTTTAGTAAACCCATAGTTCTCAACTAAATAATTAGCAACGGTATCCTTACCAACCTGTGCATACCCACTAAGACCAATAATCATTCTATTCCTTTAAGTTGTTTACTACATCCATTGTAGCTGGAAAGGCATTGTTTGTCAAGGATTCCACTGCTTTAGCGTACTCTTGAATTTCAAATTGTGCATCGTGAGGCAATCTCTGATCTAGGAATGTCATCGCTCCCTGTAGAGATACCGTCCAACGCCAACGAACATACATTGCATAGGCTGGTAGGAATAGACGAGCAATCTCTGGAGCAACATTGTCTTCCATTGCTTCGTGGTACAGCTTTACCGCATCATGAATAGTTTCTTTAAGCTTATTGGTATAGTGTGCACCATTACTAAAATGAATAGGCTCTCCGCTACCCTGCTTAGAGTTCTCAGGCTTGCTACGCCACGAAGATGCACTAGGAACATAGAATTCCTCATCCTCTGTAATGTAGCGACGTGAAGATTCGTTCCAACCATTCTGGTCATCTACATGCGTTGAGGATACTGCGTACTTCCACCATTGCCTGGCGACGAAGAGTGGTGCATAGACCTCGAAGGTAAGGGCTGCATGTCGGAATGGGCTAGTGTGTCCCTCTCTAATAAGAAACTTAAGGAGTCCCTTATCTCGTTCAGAGAATACGTCACTTTCCTTATCATAACTAACACGAGCAGCGTTAACAATGCTAAGGTCACTTCCAAGAGTATCAACCAGTCTGACATATCCCTTATCCAATACATTAATCTTATCTGTCATTAACTTACCAATGATCTTAGCTCTGGATATAGAAGATACTCTGGATTTTCATCTAAGATTGCCTTAGCATCCTTAGTAATGCTATCCCAGTTATCCAGCATTTGTAACCAAACACTCTCTGGGACAACATTCTTCCACTCTCCATCAATATACATGGTAGGAATCTGAGTCTTATCGATGATGGTGTACCCCCAAGTTAGACCATTCTCAGTGTATGGTGCAATTAGGATTTCCTTTGGGTCTAGTCGTAGCCCAATGCCACGAAGCTGGCCCTCTATTGGTTGGTCCATTGCTTAATCTTTCTAATTAGTTTTGGTTTAGTAAAGTAGTTCCAATTATTTAGGAACCAATGTTTGTAAACTGGAATAGGATACTTAAGAATACCCCACAGGTGAGACCAATCAGTTTTAAACTTATGCCTGCTCATCAGCGTCTTCAATTATTGAATTGATACGAGACTGTAGCATTTCTACCACATACTTGACATAGTAGGCATAGTAAGGATCTTCAGGTGCCGAAAGATTATATTCAGCCTCAAACGAATCACGTAGTTCTTCGTAGGCCTGAAGCTTGCCCTCACGAATTAAGATGTCTATAACAACCTTTTGCTCTTCTGTTAGGTTTTCAAGCACGATGTTCTTCATGATTACTCGATTACTGCAAAGATATCACGGTAGGCTAGGATTAGATAATCCTTGCCCAGATGATTAATCTCTGTGCCCTGATATTTAGAGAAAATCACCTTGTCACCAGGACTTACCTGTAGCTCCATCTTAGTTCCATCAGCAAAGGTTGCTCCTGGACCAACTGCAACGACAATGCCCTCTTGTGGCTTTTCTTCTGATGTGCTTGCAATGATAAGGCCAGAGGATGATGTCTTCTCTTCTGCCTTTGGCAGTTCTAGGACTACCTTGTCTTCTAGTGGTCTAATTGACATTCTAATACTCATCTTTCTGGTGACTTACACCATGTTTATCATCTATATATTTGTGAATCTTGCGGAGAGCAACAGCTTTAGAAACTGCATACCCAACCAAAAGGAAGACCGCATTCCAGAAAAACTCTGCTATTACATGGTCTAGCCCAAACATTACCTCTAGCAAGCCATCTATCGAAAATTCTCCATGAGCATGTTCGTCTACTTGGTCTTCTAGCTCTGCCCTAACGGCAGCATAGGTGTTGTTCATCAATTCCTCTCATACGCTTTGTATATCAATTATACTAAGCGGAGAGTCTGTTGTCAAGCAGCGATTGAATTAATTCTATCTGGCTGGAAGCCTGCCCAGCTCTGGGTCCCTGAGATAACTACAGGGGCAGCAAGGAATCCCATGGAAACGATCTTATCATAGGCTTCTTGATCTTGCGTAATGTCAACAGTTGTGTACTCCACCCCGTTCTTATCTAAAAGTTTCTTAGTTTGCTCGCACTGTACGCACGATGGTTTGGTGTAGACTGTAGTCATTTGCTCTCCTTTAAAGTTATAGATCTATTATATGTAATTATTTAATAGACTCCCCCACCAAATATAACAATCTGATAAAGTATTTTTATTTTAATAAATGTGTGTGCTTTTATGCATAAAATAAGGGTTCTATGCTATAATTGTTCTATGATATGTCCAATTTGTAACAGCGAATCTCTTGTGCCAATAATTTATGGCTTGCCAACTAATGAATTAATAGAACAAGCTAAGCAAGATCGCATTGTCTTAGGCGGTACCATGTATAAAGAGTATACACACTATTGCCAGGAATGTCAAGAGACATATCCTTTTATGGAAACCACTAATTAAGCAGTAACTAGTCTTCGCTTGATTGGATCAAACTTCTTTGGACGCTTCTTAAAAGCCTTACCATTTTGTCTGTCAGTGTTTCTCTGACCACCAGTTCTTTTAACTGCCATTATATTTTCCTATCTGGATGTTTAATTAAATATCTTACTGCATCAACATACCCTGCTCTAATTGCATTGTTAATCATTTTATGCGAAGAGCTTCCATGTTTTGGCAGGTCAGAAAAGTATATCACAAATTGAGCGTCTCTGTAAAATGATTTGATTAGTGCTCCATTTGCAATAGCCTTTTTAACGCTATCAGTTCTCTTTGCTCCAGGACGTTTCCCTTTGCCCTGCTCACCCCCCTTGGCCTCTACGTATACTTGTACCCCATGTACTTTATACGCAAAGTCAACCTCGACCCCTATCTCGTCAATAGAGATATTCCTATCGATGTTCCTGTGTCTTGATCTGTTTAAATCATTAAGGACTAGTGTCTCAAAGTCGTCCCCAGACTTCTTGGACTCTGCTTGGAAATTTTTCATTGACCTATTATCGCACAAAACATCTTTCATGTCAAATTGACAAGGGCAGTCTGTAGTGGTATAATTATACTATGCTTACATTAAAACAGATTACCGATAAGGGCTTTAAGGCCAAAGAAATAGCTGATAGAGTATTTCTAATCGAAGACTTCCTGACTGCCGAAGAGCAAAAGAGATATCTAGATCTTGGAGAGGCCACATCTCAGGATATTTGGGAAAAATATTACATGGACAACATGGAGTCATTCGCAGAACTAAAGTTTGGTAGACGTGACATTGATAATCTAGTTAAAGAGGGTAAGTTAGAAATCACTGCTGACTGGAATGATAAGGTACTTAAGATTGATATGGATGAGGCAGCATCCATGAATGATAGATTAAACCTTGCTCTTAGCGACATTGATGAAGAGGTAGACTACACAAGATTCTTCGCATTACAAAGACAATATTCTGGTATAAAGTTGGGTGAACATGTGGATAACCACACTGATCCATCTCTAATTTATGCCTGTGTGGCATATATCAATGACGACTATAATGGTGGAGAAATATTCTTTTCTAGTTTTAACCTAAGTATTAAGCCAAAATCTGGATCACTTTTAGTATTCCCGACCTCGAAGCAATGGTCTCATGGAGTTACAGAGGTATCCGAAGGCCCAACTAGATATGTATTGCCTTGCTTTGTTCGTCGGAAAAAATTCTACGAAAATAATAAGTATTAAAATATTTAATTAATGCCCAGCTATTAGAATAACCGCTGATATAATTATATTATATGGTGAAGTCTAAGAAGCACCGCAAAGAGATGCACGAAGTACTTGAAGAGCTACATCTTTTCAAGGAAAAGCTTGGCTGCTTTGACTGTAGAAATAAATTCCCACACTACGTACTTGAGTTTGATCACCGTCCAGGTGAAAATAAGATAGATAATGTTACTCGTGTTCTAAAGAACTATGGATCTGATATGGCCTGGAAAGAAGTTGCCAAGTGTGATGTCGTTTGCTCAAATTGTCATAAGGTTAGAACCTATATGAGAGAGCACGAACAATCTGCTTAAATTATACGCTCAGACTTTGAATAGTCTTTACCAAAATCAGCAAACAGACTCTTATCCTTCATGCGATTTACAATGCCACGTGACCAAGAGAAACCTGCATCTCCACCCCAAGCAAGCCACATGATATATCCATTAGAGGGATTGGCTGTATTTCCCCAGTCTTTGCCCTTCTTGTCTACCTCATGA